GTAAGATATTCCGGCAGCCATCGGATCACGTCAATTTGACTGCCGACCAATGTGCGGATAACGCTGCCTGGACGTGGAGTTGATCGAAACTCTGAGTTTGCGCTGACGGCACCAGCCGTGACCATTTGCCCAACAGCCGTAACACGTACAGGGCCATAGGTGGTGTCATAGTCTGCGCCGAGCAGTACGCCATTTTTGGCATCAAGACGCAGGAACTGCGCATCAAGCGGCGAAAATTGCCGCACATCTGCACCAGACTTAGGAATGAACCTGTACTCGTATTGTCCACGAGTACGTGGCTTGAGGCGGATGAAGTTGAACTGCTCGACAGGTGATGTACCAGTGACGCAGAATTGCTCGCCAAGCAATGCCCACGGATAGGGTTCGCCATTGGGTGCCAAGCCTGCAGGACGCAGCTGGATAGTGAACACGCTGGTGCGTGCAAAGTAGGCCGACCGGTTGCCATTGCTGAGGACTGTATTGCCTTCGTCGAACTCAACCATCCGGCGAGGCGTTGGGATCTCAGGGAAGTTGCACAGGCCGTTGGCTCTGTTCCAGACTTGTGATTTGATGCCGATCTCGGTGGCGTCAACCGGGCGTTGATTGCGTACTGTTGCCAAGGACACGCGCAACAGCGGAAACCAGCTGGGGCCCACCCAGTAGTTGGCGTATGCGTTGCCGTCGTAGCCGGTCGTATTGTTGACTGATGCGGTGCCTGCAATGCCGATTTGATTTGAACCGCCGGTTAGTTCAGTGCATCGCAAGGTGTAATGCAGTCCGGGTCCATCTGGATACCACACATCATCTGGGCGGTTGACGACTTGAAAGACGGCGCGGCCAATGATGAATAGTTCGCCATATTGCAACTTGTCGTCAGCTTCCTGCCTTGCTGTGATTGTGCGCTGGCGCTGGTCTTCCATTGTGACGCCAGACTCGGTTGGGAATATGTTGTCGTCGTAATCGCCTGCGCCGATGTTAAAGATCACTTCATCGCCTACGTTGATGGTGACAAGCGTGGGGTATTCGTATTGGTTGTACCCACCTGCAGCAGGCTTGTGGGCGATCAAGCCCATGAAGCAGCCGTAGCCGGCGCCGGTGCCGCGCATCCCTTGCTCAATGCGTCGTGCTGCTTCACCCGCGATCTTGTGACGTTCCCTTGAAAGCCGGCCTTGCGGATCTTCACCGCGTGGAATTGATACAACGCGCCAGTTGATCTTGTTGAACGTGCCGTTCTTGATCGGGTCGTATGCACCGAATACTGTGTTGCCTGTTGGGGTGTAGACGCTGGAGAACCCAGTATCGACCATTGCCGATAAGGTCGGGCATTGGAATACGTCGTCGTATGGCTCTGGGTCGCCAGCGTATGGCGTAGCGCGTGATCCGGCGATTAAGTCGTCGGCCTTGATTCGATTGTCGCCATCGCGGCTCGCCCAATACAGTGCATACTGCTGCTCTGGTAGTGATGCAAGCGGCAAGGTGCCAAGGAAGATGCCAGTAATATCTGGCGCTGTTATTGATGTCTCGCCAATGGCGTACAGGCCCTTGTAACCTTGGGCGCTGCCGAATGACAGCATCCGCGACCACACCAGCGATGGCGCAACAAGAATGCCGCCTGTGGTGTGGCTTTCGCGTTGCTGATAACGACCGAAAATGATCGGAATTGGCAGACCGTATTCTGCAATGTCCGGTGCGCCTTCAAAGCCATAGGTTTGATTGAAGCGCGACCGACCGGCAAAGTCGGCTAGGCGTTTTTCGCGGCTTGCATCTTGCGATGGTACATTTGGCCGTGGCGTTAGGAAATAACTGACGGCAGTTGTAACTACACCGATCGCAAGGCTGACAAGTGCTGATACGGCCCATGCAGGCAATGGTCCATTGACGATCGCATAGTCAAAGTCTGATTCTGTAATCCGCGCTGCAACTCTTGCTCGATACCACCTGTATTCATCTTCACTGCATCCGATGGTAGCGATCAGATCGCGTTCATACGGGAGCAATGCCGCAGAATATACACGGGCTTCAAGATCGCGGTAGGGCGCCAGACGCTTCGCTTGCTGGTGTCCTCGATGTGTAGAATCCCCTGCTGCCATGCAACCCCAAATACGTGCTTGGCCGTGGACAGCAATACCACGTCTCCGTCTACTGTAGCGGCTTGAGTGCGTTTGCCCCAGGTCAATAGTTCACGGCCGATTGTCCGCCAATGGGCTTGATACCATTCCGACTTGACTGGTGGCCTTGGGATTTTCAGCTCGTCAAGTGTCCTTAGCACCAAGTTGATGCAGTCAATCTCACCGCTTGAGCCATCAGCGCCGTAGCGGTAGGGCAAGCCGATCAGATCAGAAACGCACATAGGACGATGATGGCAGCTGCCCCACCAGCCGTTGATGCAGGCTGCGGTTGGGAATGTCGCCGCCAACTGCGTCCAGGATGCTGTTAAGGCGCAGGTTGATGACGGTTTGATCCCAGCCGCCGGATGCGATCACGCCAACGTAGGAGTGCAGGATGCGCTGCTGCGTTGAATCATCTGGATCCAGCAAGCACACGTCTACATGCGCCACCCATGCCTCGATTGTTGCCTGGTGCGCCCATGGGCGGCTCAGGTCGGTGTTGGGCAGTGTGATGGCAGCATCTACATTGTCGCCACGAATGTTAACTGAAATGCCGGAGAACCCAAATGGCATAAAGCTATGCACCCGGCCATCGCGTGTGACGCTACCGCGCGTGAAAAAGTTTTGAAAGGCAAGTACATTGCCATCCGTTTGGGTGAAGGTTGCGAAGTGACCGAGAGCGTAATCCATTACATGCCAAGCCGACGACGTGTTGAACTGGACTGCTGCAGACGGCGCAGTGTAGCCTGCTCTCCGCGTTGTGCGCCTTGCGTTGCCGCTTGCTGCATCCCGCGCTGGAATTGATCAGCCGTCACGTAATCCACTGAGTTGATGCGTTCTACGGTGTAGCGCACGTCGATGCTGGCCGGTGCAGTGGTGACGGCACCCCCAGTGGATTCAGTGGACCCGTCCTGCGCAGATCCATCGTGAGACCCAGTTGCCTGGCGATAGCGATTCATCGCCGGGCGAATGTCTGCCGTCACTCCCAGGCGGCCATCTGAACCGCGAGAGAGAGGCATTACGGCTTCTGGGCCGGCTTCACCCATGACGCCGCTTCTGAGGGCGCCTCCGTCAGCGAATTTGAAGAGCGTGGGGGACTTGACGATGCTGTTGGTGAACATGCCACCGTTGGCGAAATACGACATCCCGCCGGAGAAGTATGCGCCATTGGCGGCTTGCGCAAGTCCTCCGAGTGAAGGCACCGGATTGATTGCCCCCGTTGCCGGGTTTACGCTAACTCCACCGCCACCGGCGGCGCCGCTACCGCCCGCACTCCCGAATATCCCCGCAAACATCTTCGCAATGCCAATCGCTGTATAAGTAGCAATCATCTTTGCTGCTTCTTGCATTAGAACATCAGCAATGCTCTTCATGAAGTTTGCAAAAACTTCTTGAGCTGTTGCAGTGCCGTCAATCAGGCTTGTTACACCAGAAGTTAGGGATTGGCCTACAGCGTCACCAATGCTTTGTGATACGCGAATCGCCACTGATTCTAGATCGTTGAGATCTGAGGTTGCTTGGTTTACGAAGTCGCGGATTTGAGAGCCGCGATCAGCAAGACGAATATCACGCTCAGTTTGCGCGGAATCTCCATCAATAGCGGCTAGCGCTGTGTCTAATTTATTTTGCAGGTATTTAAGCCCCTGAATTGTATTTATTACTGTTTGCCTGTTAGTGTCTGTAAGTGTTTTATCGCTTTGAAGCCTTGTCTGTTCTTGTTCAAGTCTAGTTTTCACCAAGGCAGAGGTAGCCTGAAGCTGCGCTTTAGTAATTGCCTTTGTTTTTTCAAGTTCAATGATTTTTTCCGCGACAACGCCTCTTACGCCTGTACGAAGAAGCTCGGTGTAGCGAATTGATTCCTTCAGCTCGTCTCCTACTCCTAGGTTAATTGCCCTGAGAGGTGCGTAAAGATCTTTCACAAGCTGATCAGACTGAGACTTGAAATCCAGCAAGCTTTCTTCTGATTGCAGGAACACTCTACTCAACTGCTCTTGAGTTATTTTTTCAAGAGTCTTTCCTTCTTTTGTTATGAACTCATCGAGATTCGTGGTTGGTACTCCACCTCCGCCAACAGCGCCAACTCCACGAAGTTTTGCGGGAGGTGCGATCTTTTCTAGTTCTTTTTGTCCTTTAGTAAGCACTTCCCTTTGTGACATGTAAATGTTACTTAAATTTTCCAAAAATTGAATTCTATCAAGCGTTTGCAGGTCTGAACTGTTCCTGGCCCTTAGTATCTCCAATTCCTTGTCATTAGCAGCCCTAGCTGCGTCCAATTCGTCTAATGTTCTCCGATACTGTACCTTGGCAATCGCTTTTTCTAGGCTAAAGCGATTGCTGTTGTATTCCTCATTTCTGCGACGTACTTGCTCGTTGATCTCAGCAACACGACGAGCGGTTTCAATATTGAGGCGAGAAACCTCTTGTTCAATATTTGCCTTAAACTGCGCTGCTTCGTAGTCAAACTTTCTCGCATCAAGTGCAGCATCGCGCTTAATCTTCGCTGCCTCTTCTTCAGCGGAGACTTGGCCTTCCGTGAATTGAGCGACGATCTCGGCCGCACGCTTGGCAGCTTGTTCAACTTCAGGGCGCTCCCCAGCACCTGCACCAGCAATGAATTGCTTGTTTGCAATTTGCAGTGCTTTCAGTCTATTTTGACCCTGAAGATCAAGTAGTTGATTTTCTTTTTCAAGAATAGAGAAGCGTCTGCGAGCAATCTCATCTTCAACTCTCTTGCGAATTTGAGCAATATTTTCTTCATAAGAACGAACGAGATCAGCACGTTGCTTGTCAAGATCTTGCTGTTCGCGTGCAGCCTGGCGAACTTGATCCCTCAAGGATTTGCCAATATCTATGGCTTCAAGTTGTTTTTGATATGCGTTAATTGCTTCGTTAAGTTGCTGCTGCTGTTGGTCGGCTCCTACGGTTCTACCGCTTTTGGCCAAAGGCGCGAATCTTGTATAAAGCCGAGAGACTTCCTGTCTGGCTCCAGCTTCATTAAAAATATTTATACCACTCAATATTTTAGACTGCTCTGCTAATAATCTTTTTCTGTCTTTTGGCGACAAGCCAGCGAGTATGTCGGATTGCCTGGTTGCTTCGCGGCCCACACTATTCCCGGCCGCAATTATTGCTGTGATCCACTCGAGCAAGCCGGCCATTGGTCCCGCCAGCGCAGCCTGAAGTTGAAGAGTGAATTCGGCCCAGGCGCGATTGAGCTTATCCGAGGCATCACTTAAATGCTCAAGCGACTGAGCGCCGCCAACTCCAATCTTGGAGATGATTTCCTGCTGTGCAAGAGTTGCTGCCGATGCTGTATAGCCCGCTTCTTGCAGCTTTGTGGCAAGCTTCTCAGTTTCTCGCGAAGAGAAAAGGGCGCGTTCTTTTACAAGATCGAATGTTTTACTCGAATCTCTTAACGCATCGCCAAGTTCTTTTGCTTTCTGAATTGTCGTGTCAAACGCCGTGCCCAGTGCTGTGCCGATCAGCGACAAGCCAAAGCCCAGACCGCCCCCAGCAAAACCGCCCAGGGCGCCACCAAGGCCGCCACCAACAGATGCCCCAAGCCCTTGCCCGAAGAGCAGCGGGAAGGCGCCGCCAATCAGGCCCTCAGACGTAGCCCTTGCAGATCGAGCAGCCTGTCTCCTGGGCTGGAATCCGGCATAGAACCGCTCCAGGGGATCGAGTCTCCCGATCTCAATACGACGACGACGTTGTGCGCGAAGGGATTCGGGATCGAGAGTTGCGCCCTCAAGGTTTGGGTAATTTGGAATTCGTTCAGCCGGTGACATTGCAGCAACTGGAGTTGCACGCAGCTCGCGATTCCTGGCCCTAATTATTTCGACAGATCTTTCGTTTTCTGCGTTAATGCTCGCCTGCGTCACTTGCTCTTGCCGCATGACACCAAGAGCAGTTCTCCTAGCAGCTACTCCCTCTGAAACATTCCCAAGTGTTCTTCTCTCAATCTGCTCATTAGCAGCTGCTAATTTTTGTTGCTCCGTCATTGCATCAATGACAGAACGTGGAAGGTTCAGGCTTTCGATTGCTCTTTGACGAAGAGTGTTAAGAGACTGATCAGCCGCCTGCTGCGCTTGGGCGGCTTGATTAAGCATTGCGCGATAATCAGGCTGACGTGTTTCAGTGCGACCACCAGGGAATAATTCACCCCTCGCTGGAACTTGCTGAATAGAATATTGACCACCAAGCAAAAGAGCCGAGCGCTCTCTTGCAATTTGCTCGCTTTTTTGATTTTCGAGAATTACGCGCCCACGCTCACGTGTTTGACGAATAAATCTCTGAGTCGAACTCTCTGAAACAGTTTGCAGTTGCGCCGCTTGTTCCAAGTAGTCGGCAATTGTCTTGGCCTCGGACGCGGCCTGCCCCAAGCCTTCCGCAAAAAGCCGCGAAGAATCTGCGGCCATCTGCGAGCGACTTGCAAATTTTCCGGTTGCATCCGCTAAAAATTCTGCATTTTGATAAGCCTGCTGTAATGCTCCCGCAACTTCGGGTCCAGCCGCCTGCCTTTGAATAGACCTAGCGCCTCCGCCAACAAATGCGCCAATCCTTGGGCTATATTCAACCGCGCCCTTAAACGAAGTTTGCCCAGCAGCAGGAAGAGCCAGTGGAAGCTTTTCGTAAGCATCGTTTAACTGCTCTGTTAGAGCTTTTGACTCGGCAGCAATTTGCTGAAGGTTAAGCGCCTTGCCGCGAAGCTGATCAAGTCCATTTGTGAGTGCTTCGATGCTGCCATAAGCCGCAGTTGCAAGCGGATTTACATTTGTAAGGAATTGATTGACGGCAGAGCCTATCTTTGTCTCGCCAGCGGCTTTTCCTAGGTTATAGAGGCCAGTCGATACACTTTTAATGGCTGGAGCAAAAGCAAATGCTGCTACAGCGGCAAGGCCCAGAGAGTCTGGTATTTGGCCAATCGCAGAAAGCATGTCTGCGACAATTCCGGGCACGCCACCAAGCGCATCGTTAATCGCACCTCCAATCGACCCAAATGTTTTGATGATTGCCTGATTTGTCGTTGCGAGCGCGGTCATGGGATCGAGCATCCCAAGGCCCTTGAATCCGGCAGCCTGAGACGCTGTTTGCTGCGCCATGGCAGCGATAGCACCGGAGGTAGCAAACGCCGCTTTGCCTAGGCCAAGCGCTCCTAGTCCAACGCCTCCCCTAATTGCTGCATTTTTTGCGCCCTTTGCGATTTGCGCCCCATTGTCAAAAGTAACAGCATTGAAAATAGCGGACGATACCTTTCCCGCCTCTTTCAACAACGAGCCAAACTGTTTCGCTTGCTGCTGTATCGCCTGCGTTTGCTTTTGAAGCTGCCTTTCATAATCGCTGGCGTCTTTTCTTCTTCTGTTAGCAAGATCTTCTTCTGTTTTAATCAAAAAGGCTGCATTCGCTAGCTCCTGTCTTCCTAGGCGAACATTCGCATCCTCCCTAAACGTCATATCAGCATTTCTAAGCTCAATCAAATTTCTTTCTGCCGTAAGCAAACGTGCAAGTATTTCTTCGTTTTCAGACAAAAGCGACGCCCTCTGTCGAAGCGCCCTGACCTCCATTTGCCATCTATCCGCCTGAGCCTGAAGCTGCCCGGTATTTGCCCCAACATTCTTGACGCCAGTTGCTACTCGATTTATTTCGCGTAACTCCTCAAGCAGGGAACTGATTTCCGAGTTGATTGTACGTACGCCCTGAATATCTGCCTCAGCAAAAAGCTGCCCAAATGCTCGCTGTGCGGATCGAAGCTGGGTTGTTAACTCGATTACTCGCGAATTTGTTTCGCGAACGCCACGAGATTCCTCTGTGAACGCCGAGCTTCTTCTGCGAAAACGACTTTGCTCTTGATTTAACTGAGAATAAAGTAACAGTTGTTGGCGAGTGCTTGCATTGGCTCTCTGCTGTTCTGCGGCCTGATTGGCTATGGCATTTCTACTTGACTCAAGATACCTTAAGACTCTTGAGTAGCTACTCATATCAGTGGAGCGCCCCATTACCGCATTGGCGCCTAAATCATTTATTTCTTCAATCGTATTTTGTATGCCAGTGAGTCGATCTTCTAATTCGCGAATCTGCCTAAAACCGCTAACAATTAGATTGATTTCTGCGTCGTAGCTAGCCACTTTGATCGACCTGAAGTAGTCGCAGTCTAGCCAGCAGCAGAAAAGCCGCCCCGAAAGGCGGCTTGAGGGCTAGCGACGACGGGAATCGCGCTTGATCTTCTCCATCTCTTTTTGATGGAGTTCATTCTTTCGCTCGAAGTGAAGCGACCAGAGCATCATCTCTTCGTCTGTGATACGAGACTTCAGTTCGTATAAAGTGCAATGCAGCGTCTCTGCGAGCGAGAGCTGGAACTGAAGCCTTGTATCTTTCTCGAACTCAATCTTCAGTGCTTTTCATGTCTGCCTCGTCATCCTTGTCACCATGCGGGCGAAGAACAGCAAGAATCAGTTTCTGCAGATCTTCGTCGAAGATTTCACGCTTAAGAACAGGGATGTCACCATTCTTGAAAAGGCGTTCGCCATTCTCGTCAAGTGCTTTTTGCACAAGAAGTTGCATCCCGAAGCCATTGCTATCGCCCCCATCTTTTTGAGCCTTTTCGCGTTCAGCTGCATTCAGCGGCTTCACGTAAAACACAAACTCAGAACCATCGGTCAGTGTGATTTCCTGGCGAATAGGTTCAAAGTTTGCAGCTTTGCGAAGAAGATCAATCGCACGCATGGGGCCAGTAGCGGAAGGGGTGGTGGCCATGAGAATAAAGAATGGTCAATTGCAATCCTAGTCCATAACGAGCAAAAGAAAAGCCCCGCCGAAGCGGGGCAGGGAATGTGTGGCGAGATCAGGTTGTCGCAAAATCAAAGTTGATTGCTTCCGATGGACGGAAGTTGATCGCAACAGACTGAGCATCGTCTGGATTGACATTCAGGGATGCCGAGGTCAGTGTCACGGCCATGTCGATCGAGCGGCTCTTCGCCTCATCAATCACACCACTGGATTCAATGCGCTCAATATAGAGCTTCATGCTGGCGCCAACTTGCTTGCGAAGAAGCACGTCCTGCACAATTCGGTTTGCGAGGCCGGCGTCTTCATCAGTCATGTAGACATTGGCGCTGCCATTAGCATCACCAAAACCAGAAATATAGTTGCGGAATGGCACATACTGACCAAGGGTTTGGCCAATCGTGGTAACGTCGATTTCTGCGCGGCTCACCTCAAGAGACCAGTCGCGAACTTCAGCCACAACTGCATAGCTGGCATAGAACACCTCAAACTTGTTGGGGGCAGCCGCAGTGCCATCATCACTGATGTCAACGGCAGCGCCGCCAGCAGTGGTGGAAACCTGAAGAGCGCCGGTAGAGCTGTTGTAGGAGATCACGTAATAGGTCGTGGCACCGCTCAAAGGGGCGGGCAGCGTGCCGGAGCCAACAGCGCCGGTCTGAGTGTTGCGAAGACCGAATTTAACAGGGTCGCCGGCCTTGAAGTTGAAATTAGCGCCAACGTTGATGGTGTCGCTCCCGATCGTTACATCGAGTTCGCCAAACGTAGCTTTTGTGCCAGCAGGCTTGTAATAAAAGGCGCCAGAAACGCCGGACAGAACGGTTGCCATGACAAGAAATGGATAGCGGCTTGTGCGGGCACTGCCCGGCTAGCAACAGCGTAGCGATCACTTCGCAGTAGCTTGCCAGCCCGCATCAATGCGCCCGATAAAGTGCGGGGAATCATCAGACGCGAAAAAGCTAGGCCCCGTAATCGGACCAACACGAACATAGGTAGCAGTGGCTGACTTTGGCGTGATATTGATTGTATCAATCACTTGCTTTGCAAGCTGGATCATCTCTTGACAACGCGCTGGCCCAGTGCTTTTTGGCGCAAAACAACGAACAATAATCGCCCCACGGGCATAATCAAGAGATTGCGTGAGTGAAGATTGCGTTGTCAGCCCAAAGGTAATATTGACACGCACGTACTCTTTCGGCGGATCGGGTGGAACGGCAGTTACATTGTCAAAATAAACTGGAATTGAAGGCGACTCGTCGTTGTACGCCGTAAGAAGCGGGCCTTCGAGTTTTGCGCGAATTGATTGGTAGTTCATTTGCTAGCCAGCGTAATTGTACTTAAATCCTAGCTCTACTCCACGGCCAAGATTCACCTGAAGCGCCCCACCTTGCACATAGGTATAAAACCAATCTGGTTCAGCAGTTCGCGCAGCCGGGGCATCAGCAAGTTCTCCAGAAAAGGATCCGCCAATTTCATAGCGAAGACTTGGATTGTCTCGATTGTCACCAAGAACTGGATCTTTGATTGGATCTAATTCCGGCCTTTTGAAAATGTCCCTTGACTCGTCAATTGCTTGAGCAGCATGTGGCGACGTATTGACAATTTCAAACTTTAGCTTGCCTTTTTCTATAGCTTTTTCAAAGCGAGATGCAGGGAAATTTCTGCGTGTATAAGAATAGAGACGACCGTTGGCTTCGCGTGGTGGACGAGCCGCTTCTCCCGCTGGAACAGCATCCCAAGATGCAGCAAACTCACCCGTCCACGCAGGGCCAACCTCAACAAGTCCGTTTGTTATAGTTACGGCAGATTGCTGCACAGACGAAGCAATTGCTTTATTTATATCTTTCATCAATTGCTTTGCGATACTTTTCTCTTGCCCGCCACCTCTAAATCTTGCCATATCAATTCAGCCTCGCAACAACTGAGTGCATGATAGGATTGTCGCCCCGATACGGAACGACTTCAACGATTTTTGCAGTGCGAGAAACTGTGCCTTCCAAGTAGCGAATAGAATCCGTCGTGCGAGGATAGTAAGTAGACAGGGCGGAAGCAGAAAAAATAATTTTCACATACGAGCCATTCCCAATACTTTCACGCTCTTTATTTTTCAGTTCAGAAACAACGACTTTCATTGCAATTTCTGTCGTTGCTCCGCTAACTTTGCCCGTCTCTGGATTGTAAGTTTGATTCTGAGACGCCTTGATATATGTCGCGCTGATGCCGAACTGATCAATCAGTGGGGCGGGGATAGAAGAAAAAATGTCATCAACAAGAGACATGATTCATCACAGCGGATTGCTGGCCCAGCCGCCATAAGCGGGGAAGATCTGCCCACCCGAAAAACGAATGCGACTCGGGCGGAACAAACGATTTCCATAGTACGGATCTAGTCGTGCAACGCTGTCACGAGACACATAGGGCTGATTGAAGCTTGCGTCAACGATATAGCGACTCAGAATGTCCATTGAAAATGGCGGGATGTAATCCATTCCCGTCTGAGGGTTATCGCCCTGCTTGAATTTCACGCGCAGAGCGCCATCGCCAAGTTCGACTTCTTCGTATTGATTCGTGCTGCGCAACGAAGCGCCACCATCATTCTCTGCAACGGCTGTATATCCGCCACCACTACCAAGAAACGCCGCCATGTAAGCAACGGCAATTTCAAAGTCAATAGGCAGTGCGTCATTTGCAAGCAAGCGCCCATCAACTTTGATGCTACGCGGCCAGGCGAGTGATTGATCCTGTGTTGCAACTCCCCCTTTCCATTTCAGGGGGTTGATCGTCATCGTTGCAGCAACAAGAGTCTGCTCTTTTTGCGTGCTGTTCAATGCCAGCCAGGCGGTCACACCCGCGCTGACAGGCAGCTCACCGAGCAGGGTCGTAGCTCGTGCGACGCTCAGAAACGAATTGGCATCGCTCGCCCCGAGCGTTGAAACAAAAGCCATCGACCCGCTCCGCTAGGTGGGCTCAGCCCTTGGTTGTGGACTTCGCCTTTGCAGTCACCGTAGTCGCCTTGGGGGCTTCTTCGGCGGCCTCTGCGGCAGGCATAGGACATTCAGCAGGGGCAGCCTGTTCAGCTTCCTGTTGCCGCCTTTGCTCTTCAGCAATGCGGAATGACGCCATTCCCATTTGAGTACCTCCTGATAGAAAAAGAGCCCCCCGAAGGGGGCGTTTACAACTTACAGCGATCAGATGTAAGCCTTGAGTTGAGTGATGCGGATGTTGCGGTTGTCCGTAAACACCTTGCTCCAGTTGGTGCCGGTAGCAAGCTCAACGTTGCTGGGCGAGTTGCCAGCAGCAGTGCCGATCCAGCTGATGCCATTCGGATGCACGAGGTAGTGCGTCCGGTTGATCAGGAAGTCGATGCCCTTCAGGGAATCGCGATCGGTCTCCAGAGGAGTCTTGGCAGGAGCAGTCGCATAAGCGAAGGCGCCAGGGCCGAAGAAATAGGTGGAGAGCACGTCCTTGCCAGCACCACCACCAGTGCCAGCGCCAGCATCAACAGGCAGGGTGTCATCAACGAACACCGGGCGACCCAGATAGGTGCCCTTCTCCAGGCGCTCAGCAGACAGGCGAGTGTCGAGCTGAGAGGTGGTCGAAGCGGGAACGATCAGATCCTGCTTCATCAGGGCGTAGTAGGTCCGGGAGTGCATGAACACGCCGGTCAGCTCTTCGCCTGCATCACCCAGCTTGGCGATGGCGTCGATCAGGGCGTCAGGAGTCAGCGCGGTGGAAGTGCCACCAGCAGCGTGAGACGACACCAGAGGGCCACCAGTGGCAAACAGGCCCTTGATCACTTGGATCAGGACTTTCTGCATGTCACGAACCCAGTAGCGGCCGGTGCTACGGGCAATGGCCTGCATCGGATCGGAGCCGGCAAGCTCGGCAGCGAGGTCGGAAGACTTCCAGCTCTTGCCGCGCATGTTGCGCACACCGATCTGAACGCCGCCACTCAGGGTCTGAGGAGTCAGGCCAGTGGTGTCGTTCAGGATCTCGGAGTCACCGGACAGATCACCGAAGAACGGCAGATCAATGGTTTTGCCGCCCTTTTCAAATTCACCTTGAATAGCAGCATTGCTGGTCATCAGACCAGAAGTGACAAGAACGTTGCGATCTTGCACTTCTTCTTGCTGATAGCCCAGAAACAGTTCGGGAATCAGCGGAACACCTGCGAGAAGCATGACGAAACCTCAAAGAGGGGAGAATGATTTCAACGGGTGCGGGTTCGACCGCAGAAGATGCGAGTGAACAGGCACGGCCCGGATTCACACTCTCATCGCATGAGCAGGGCACCGCCTCTACTCATGAGCTGCAAGGGCACGGCCCCGCAATGACAATTAGATACTAGCGCTTCTTTTTGGGCTTGCGCTTTTTGGCTGTCTTGGCGGCGGCGCGAAAATCAGCAGCAGTTGGGGCGCCAGGATCGCCCGGTTTGCGCATCTTTTCTTTGCTGCCACTTTCAATTCGCTCGCGTTTGCGTCGAATATTTTCGTACAAGCCAGTTTTCTTTTTCATTTCTTTGTACCTTTCTTGGGCTTGCGAGTCATATTGGCTTCAGACATTGCAATTGCAATCGCTTGTTTGCGACTGGTTACTTTTTTGCCTGAGCTGGATTTCAGTGTGCCCTTGCTGTATTCACGCATGACTTTGCTGATTTTCTTTTCAGCCTTGATTTTCTTTTTCATGGCGATAGGTAGAATGACTATAGGCTGAGTCTAACTGTCACCACAACTCGCGTGAACTCCAGTAAGCGCCTGAAAGTTTTCCGCGCTCGATATTTGCACGATGGCGAGCACGGAAAGATGCACGGCGAGCGCGAGAACGCTCATCTTGTCGATTACCCGCAGTCGTCATATTTGCATCGCCAAAACGAATCAATTTATATGTATCGCCCTGTTTTGCCATGACAACGCCCTTTTTTGTTGGGTGATCTGGCGTGCGTTTTGGTGAATTTACGCGAGTCAGCCCATTCTTTTTCATTACTGCTTTAACGCGCTCTGGAATTGCCATGCGAAACAGAAGATCTGCTTCAGGTTAGCGGGCAAAAAAAGACCCCTCGCATTAGCGAGAGGCCCCCTTCGTCAACCACTTGCTCAGTCTATCACTTAAAAGCGCGTGCCATCACGGAATCAAGCTTGCCCGCAAGACGAGCTTCATTCATAAGGCGACGGGCCTTATCTGGATCTTTTTGCATAAGTTCTGCAACTTTCGTTGCATTGACGCTGCCCGTGGCGAATGGGTTGTTTGTATAGGAAGGCGTGGCGGAACGAGTCGTCGTCATGCCCGAGCCTGTTGCGCCGCTGCCCATGAAGTACGGAGAATACTCTTCGTCTTCGCGCAAGCGAACAACAGCATCGCGCAATGCAACGGGATCCTGCTCGCTGCCGTAAACAACAGTCGATTCATCTTCAAGCAAACGAAAGTTTTCTTTCATCAGCTTGAACAAATGCTGCGGACGACGACACTCAGCTTTTGCAAGCTCATCAGTTACGAGTTGCTCAAGTTTGCTTTCACGACGCTTTGTGCGTTCATGATTGCGCTCTTCTTCAACTTGCTCTTTTGCTTTGCGCAGATCATCAAGTTCTTTGCGCAACGACGCAAATTGCGCCTTGACGGCCTCATTCATTGCGTCCGCAGGGGCTTGACCTTGAAACACGGGCGAAGGAGCAGGTTCCTCGGGCTCTGCAGGGGTGCGCAGACCTGCAATGCGCTGAGCAATGGCATCTTCATCAATGTCGTCGCTGAGTTCGATGCCCGCAACTTTCAAGAACGCATCAATCTGCTTCTTCTTTTTCAGATCGTTAAGAAGACCCTCTTTTGTCGCCTTGAGCTTGACAACTTCGCTTTCTGCTGTATCAGCTTTCTTTTGAGCCTCAGCGAGCAAGGCAAGAGCTTCTTCAAGTGTTTCTGGCGTAGGCACGCAAATTCGTTTGCTGACTCATCAAATAGTAACACCCATTGCTTCATTCGGTTGTACGGTCGCCTCAGGGTTCTCTGCATCAGCGCCCTCGCTGAGCGGAGACGTGTTATCCACGGGGATCTGTCCGCGATTTACAACTTGGCCCTTGCCCGCTGCGCCCACGCCCATGTCGCGTGCGGTCTCGTTGCCCGTGAGCCCCATTTCCTCAAGCATGTTGGTAACGCTGAAGTCAGGCAGCCCCTCAAACATCTCGCCCGCCTCAAGCATCCGCAGGAACATGCCGATCGTGATGGCGTTGCTGTCCTTGAACAGCGAGCTGAGCGCCATGACTTGTTGCGAGTGCAGCTTGACGGGGATGAAATTCTTGCTGATCGTCACACGCACCTCAGGGAAGAGGCGGTAGGCGGCGGCGTAGAGCAGGGCTCGATTCAGGGCGTCCTCAAGGGACTGCACAAGCACGGCGAGCTGAGAATCGCTCTGAGAGCGGTCCAGAAGCTTCGCAAAGCCGCTTTCGGCTTGGGTCTTGCCCGTTGTCATGGCAACAGCGGCAAGGCGCTCCATGGCCGATTCAATGCGCCTGAGATTCTCAAGCGTCACTGAGGCCCCCTCCATCGAGGCGCTCATCAGATTGAACTTGGCGTCAGGGTTCTGAGAGAACAACGCACGCCCGGCACCTGCTTTCACCTCATCGTCAGGACGCACGCCCGTACCCGTGAGGATTGGCGAGGAGGTCAAGTGGATGGATTCTGCAAGATCAGCAGACACTGCCCAATGATGCAGATTCAGACGCGCAATATCGTAAAGAAGTGGGCGAGCACGGAAAAACGCCTCCTTTTTGCCCCCGAAAACGGGCACAAATGGAATAAACGGTACGGAAAGATAGCTCGTATCTTCGAGTTGATACATTTCTGAGTTGTTTGAGGTGCTCATCTTCGTGTAAAGACGACAACGAACACGCTCTGTTGCAGAAAACAGCTCAGGAGTGTCGCTCAGCAACGAAGTTTCGTTATTGGCGAGTGAAACAATGTCATAAACGCGCACTGCGGGGACAACTTCTTCAAAAAATTCGTTATCAGGGGCGGGGCGACGAATTTCAGTCTTGACGCGCAGATAATTGGGGAAGGCGCCAAAAATATTCTGATTGGCGACTTGTGCATTGAACACGTCATAACGACAGTCAAGCACTTGATCCATGCGCATCAGTACAAAATACGGGCGCGGATTAAGAAGTTTCTCTTCTGCAGCACTCAAGCTCTCTGGTACTTTAGGATACTCAACCCAAATTGCAGATACGCCCCCGTCAATCGCTTCTGCAAAGGCTTCTTTAGCGAAGGAAAGAATTGAGTGCCCTTCGAGATCGCAATCTTCAAAGAAATTGCCCCACTCCTGAGGAACAATTTCCGGGGTAGCAACGCCCTTTCTAAGCGCAGTGCCCACGACGAGATCACGCAAGTGAGCGTAATAGTTCTGAAAACTGCTTTGTGCGCGTGTTTTACGCACTTCATAGCTCGGATTTTCTTCTAAATAGTCCTGCGGCAGGTACTCAGAGGACGCTTCGTACAGGTGAAATTCAGGAAGCGTGCAAAAACGAATGGGGGCGAGGCGAGAAATCTGCTCAGCTTGCTCGATTGAAAAAATATCAACGCCCGTAACACCCTCAATTGCACTTTCGTACTCAGGATGACGACGCTCAAAGGGCGTGATCAAGTCATCGGCGGAAGGTACAAGGGAATTGGGGATGATCGCCACTGCTCTAGGGTCTTTTCATGCAGTGTAGCCCTGCAACCGACACTATCTCCAGCGCGGACGATTTGTTTGCACAACTGCGCGAGGCATTGTTTGCCATACCAAATAACGTAACGCATCTCCAGCGTGAGACAGATCATTGCGACCTCCTTTAAGTGGGCGGTAACTTTCGTCGTAACCCCAGTTCTCTAGACTTTGAACTGTTTCGTAGCAGGTTGTTGGGTTGACAAGCACTGCGCCCGAATGAATATGTAAGTTTGCATGAGCAATAGTTTCTGCGACAGGTGGATTACGACGTTCAGCAACAACTTTGATGCCCGCGCCGCGCAAAATATCGTGATCGCTTTCAGTTGAGCTTGTGCTGGCGTGACTGCCACTGGCATCTGGGTAGCAAGTCACCATGCCATTGGCGAGTTGACGAGGAAATTGACGTTTGATGTGCTCAACAAGGTCAAATGTTGTACGACAGGTGTGTTCAGCAAAGATATGAAGCATCTGCCCCATAGGTCCGGGGCGTACAACGGCGTAGCAAGATTGACTATTGCCGATGTTGAAGTCTGCGCCGAAGACGATAAGTTCTGCAGGTTCTGGATGGAAGACGCTGGTGCAGTGTTTTTGGCGGTCGAATTCGTAAAATACAGTTGCTTGCGCGAGATTAACAAATTCGCCGTTGAGATAAGCTTCAATCAGATTGGCGGGATAGGAATTTCTAAGGTTTTCAATGAAGCCCGGATCAAGGAAGGGGTTATCTGCAGTACGCGCTTTGTAAAGTGCTTTTTCATCTGATGCTTCGCGCACGAACATGTTGTATAGCGCTTTATGTCCCTCGGGCGTAGATGCAAAACAAAGTTGAGGGCAGTTGCCCACACGAACGCGCCCTTGTAGTTTGATAATTGCTGCTTCAGCAGTTTGCGTCGAAACTGTATCAATTTCGTCAACAGTCATACTTGCAGCATTAACGCCGATGAGGCGATTGTAGTTTTCAAATGAACGCAGAAGTACAGGTGTGTCGCCGTTCGGGAGTTTTAAGGTAAAAACAGGCAGGGGCGAGGTGCGAAATTCATAAGGGATGCCGTATTTATCAAGCACGTTTTGCCAGGCTGGGATTGCAACGTCTCGGAGGAGAGGGATTGTGGGTTCTAGGAATAGGTGCGTGAAGCCCTGACTCTTGAAGCAAAGCAGAATTGCTTTTGCTACGGCGGCAAAACTTTTCCCGCTACCAAATCCGCCGCAGAGAGCAACGAGGCGATGGGTAAAGTCTGTTACGAAGTTGAACTGGTGTGGGAGTAGATCGTTAATTATGCGTAATTCACATTCTTTTGTATCAAAAGCAGTATTATTCTTTTTCGCAAGTTTGCGTAGGGCGGAAACGTCTTGAAACAGCCCGAGCGAATTTAATGCAGCGCGATCGGCGTAGCGCGAACTGCGAGATTTTGCGGGCACTGAGTCAATCGAGTATCTTTGACATAATATACACGGCAATGCAACATATAATTATGTAGATCGTCATTACAGTTATTATTTCGTGAAGTGTTGGGTTCATAATTAAATTACATCTACCCCAGAATAGCCAAAAAAAATTTGTGCTAACGGGTAATGTCCCGCCCCCTGGCGAGGTGGTCACCCCCGGTAACTTTGCCGGGGGTTTTAACTTTTAACGGTTAGCCGTTGTTTTGCAGTCTGCCTCTACAGATAGCGTGCGACTCTTTATAAAGTCCGGCGCGCTGCTGTTCGGCTAGGCAATCATGCCATGCGAGGGCGCGGTTAATCGTTCGGGTGGTTTCTAGGACGCCGGCACTGAGGGTAACGGTAAGGATGGCGGCGGCTGCGGTCGGGAGGATATGGCGCATGGTGGGGATCCTGTCGGGGTGTGGTTGAGGGGCCCGGCTGGCGGGCCCTGGTGGGCGTCGTCGTGGTGCGTCAGGCGGTCAACAGCTGCAACTGATCGGCGGTTTGCTGCACGGGGCAGCCGGCACGGTTGGCCAGCTGCTGGGCAATGGCGCCGATAGCCTTCGGCTCGTTGCCTGAGGCGAGCCAGAGGCGGGCTAGATCGGTCAGGCTGACGGGTCCGGCCTGCAGGGCGGCGACTGCGACGGTATAGGCTGCCGCGCCTTTGCAAGCGTTCAGCCGCTCGCGGGTTTGGGGTTCTGTGACCTTGTGGGCATCGATGCGGGGGGCTTTCCAGCCCATAGCGTCAAAGGCTGCGGTGGCCTCTGCCGTGAGGTTGACGCGTGGGGCAGCAGCGGCGCGGGGCTTGGCCTTGGCGGTCGTGGCTGCAGCGGCTAGCAGTTCGGCCAGATCGGCGGCGCTGAGATTGGCAAGGGTCGCGGGTTCGACCTTGACGGTGCGGGCGGGAGCGGTGCGGGCGGTACGGGTCATGGCGTGATCCTGTCGGTTTGTGTGGGTGCCGGGTTTTCTCCGGCTTGCGCCAATCCTACATCACGTCGGGACTGATCGGGACCGTTTGCACAAGCTGCGAACGATCAGAATCTCTTATAACTATACTTTTACATTTAGCTAAATGCAAAGAATTAACTAGCACTTGCTATTTAATACAAACAAACAACATCTGCTATTTAATACAAACATTTAACGATTGCTATGTAATACAAACAAATAGCAAACGTTATGTAATACAAACATTTAACGATTACTATTTAACATTTAACGATTGCTATTTAACATTTAGCACATTACAA